TGTAGTAACCGACGAACTAGGTGTTGGCAAGTATGGACTAAGTGCGCAACAGTTAGAAGATGCTGGATATTTAAAATGCGGCACCACTGCTAGATTTTTAGGACAAGCACAATGATTGGATTAACTGATGTATTAAAAAGTCCCAGTGTATGGACCGGCAAAGATGGAGTGGCTGCGGTGACCGACCTGTTAAAAAATCCTCCACTACAGGATAAAATACAGTTTGGCCTAATGAAGTCTAGTTTTGACACCTTGGTCAAAACTGGAGAAATTGTAACCCCTGGCACAGATTTAAAAGCGCCAACAGGACTGTTATACAATGCGGCAGCCAATGCTGGAAAAAGTTTGATATCGCCCACTGCTGGTCTAGTAGAACTTCCCAAAGAATTGAGCAGTCTGGCTTCTGGCAGCTTATCTAGTTTAACCAGTGGGTTATCGGGCGCTCTTGGCAGTGCCACTGGGGCATTGGGCGGATTGGCAGGAGGCCCGGGCGGCGCCACTGGGGCATTGTCCGGAGCACTTGGAGGTGCCACTGGGGCATTGTCCGGAGCACTTGGAGGTGCCACTGGGGCATTGTCCGGAGCACTTGGTGGTATCACCAGCAATCTTGGCAGTGTTTCATCATTGGCCAATAATGGTACAGCGCAACTGGGCGGGCTATTAGCAAATGCCAGTAAATATGGAGTTGGCACAGCAGTTGAATGGGCTAAAACTACATCTGGAGCCACTGGTGCAATAGCAGGAATATCTGGCAGTTTAGCCGGTGGGGTTGCCAGTAGTCTACAAGGAGCAGGAGTTGATCTTGCAACTGGAAGAGTGGCAGCAATAGACTCAGCATTTGCGTCAGGAGGAGTTTCCGGTGCCGCTGGAGCATTTGGAGGCGTTGTCAGTAAATTAACATCTGGGTTGACGACTCAAATGGACTCACTGGCCAAACAAGGAGAGTTTGCAGTTAATTTCAGCGACACTAAATTACCGGCTGCTGTGGCCGGCATTGTTCCGGCTGCTGGATTTAAAGGAACCATTGATAGGTCTACATTAAATGCGGCCACTGCCAAACTAGTTGGCAGTGATAAAATAGGATTGCCTGACTTTAGCCCGCAAGCACTTGATACATCTGCACTGACTGATGCCGCAAGCAAGGCCAAAGGATTATTGGCAGGTGGATTAGATGCAGGTGGATTGCTGGCCAGAGCGTCCGGTGCCGGCGGGTTAGGCAGTATAACAGCGTCAATAAACGGTGCTGTAAGCAGTGCTACATCTGCATTGAGCAGTGTAACAGGCAGTGCAGTGAGCGGTGCGTTGGGTAAATTACCCTATGCAGGAACAGATTCAAACACATTACTAAGACTAGGACAATCGCCTGATCCATTGGCAGCAATCAAAGCTAGATTAGGGTAAATATTACTATGACAACATTTGTAGGATTTAACACAATCAACCAGCCAAAGAAGTTTACACTAGTAGACTTTGAATTGATCAAGCGTGACTTGTTGAATGCATTTAACATACAGCAAGGGCAACTGGTTGGACGTCCTGGTTACGGCACAGTGATCTGGAGTTACCTGTTTGAAAATCAAACACAAGATACTGAGCGAGCAATCCTGGCAGAAATACAACGTGTGGCCGGACTAGATCCAAGAATCTATATTGAATCTGCTGAACTATTCCCACAGGACAACGGCATACTCATACAACTTGCAGTAAACACAGTGCCTGGTCAAACAACACAGTTCTTGTCATTGTTTTTTGATCAGCAAAATCAAACTGCGGGCTACGTGTAAACATAAACTGGGTGGTTTATTTTCGCCATAAATAATCTACAAGATGGATTATTATGGCAAAAACTACTAGACAAACTGCGGTATTTGGTGTTGAAGATTGGAAACGGATCTATCAAACCTACCAAGAAGCCAACTTCCAAAGCTATGACTTTGAAACTCTTCGCAAGAGTTTTGTTGATTACATACGACTGTACTACCCAGAAACATTCAACGACTACATTGAAAGCAGTGAATTTATTGCTCTACTAGATGTGATGGCATTTATGGGTCAGGCATTGGCCTTTCGTACTGATCTTAACACACGTGAAAATTATCTAGACACTGCTGAACGTCGTGACAGTGTGGTTAAACTTGCTAACCTGGTCAGCTACACTCCCAAGCGTAATACAGAAGCATCCGGATACCTCAAAGTATTTTCAATTCAGACCACAGAAAACATTGTGGACTACAACGGCATTAACCTGAGCAACATCACTGTTAACTGGGCCGATCCAACCAACTTTGACTGGCAAGAACAGTTTACTGCTATCTTGAATTCCGCACTGGTCAACACACAACGTTACGGCCGTCCTGGCAACAGAACCACCATCAACGGAATTCGCACAGACGAATACACCGTTAACTTGTTGCCAGGTTTCTTGCCAGTGATCCCCTACAGTTCTGTTGTTGACGGCGTCAACATGCCATTTGAAGCTGTCAGTGCCACAGCCAGTGGCCTTGGTTATGTATACGAACCTAGCCCACGTCCTAATGGACAATTCAATGTGTTGTTCCGTAATGACCAGTTGGGCTTTGCTTCACCCAACACAGGATTCTTCTTCTTGTTCAAGCAAGGTGTACTACAGAATCAAGATTTTAACTTGCCAGAACGCATTGCCAATCGTGCAGTGAACATCAACATTGAAGGCGTTAATAATACTGACCGTTGGTTGTATCAATTGGATAACGTAGGTACCATTAGCCGAGAGTGGGAGTTTGTTGAAAGCGTGTACACTGCCGCAGCCGAACAACTCACAACACTGCGTCCAATATACTCAGTTACTAGTAGAGCCAATGATCAGATCACCATGAACTTTGGTGATGGTGTGTTCTCTGAAATTCCTGTTGGCACTTTCCGTGCGTATGTTCGTGCATCAAATGGATTGCAGTACATTATCAATCCAGAAGAGATGCAAAATGTTCTATTGAGCATCAGTTATGTCAGCCGCAGAGGACAACTGGAAACACTTACAATGACATGTGGTATTACTGAACCAGTGAGCAATGCTCTTGCTCGTGAAACCATTGCTGAGATCAAACAACGAGCGCCTGCTCGTTACTACACACAAAATCGCATGGTCAACGGCGAGGACTACAATAACTTTCCGTTCACTCAGTACAATTCAATTATCAAAAGCAAAGCATTGAACCGTGCTTCAATTGGCACAAGTCGATATCTTGATCTAGTTGACAACACTGGAAAATATTCAAGTACCAACACATTCTCCAGTGATGGTGCTCTGTACGAGTACAATGCGTTGCCAACTTTTTTGTTCACTTGGTTGACCACAAACGAAATCAGTGATGTTATTACCAATCAAATTGAAGTCAACTTGGCCAACAGTCCTGCCAAACAATTTTACTATGCTAACTTCCCTCGTCCATCGTTGATACCACTGGCAGTGACCTGGAACGAAAGCACAACATTGGCTAATGAAACCACAGGTTATTTTAAAAATTCTGCAGGAAACCCAGTGTCAGTTGGACAATATGCCAGCAACAACATGCAATATGTCCAAGTTGGTAGTTTGATCAAGTTTGTTCCTCCGTCAGGATATTACTTTGATGCCAATAATAAACTAGTGCTAGGCACACCAACTCGAGCAGATGAAAAGTTGATAATCTGGGCGGCAGCAACGGCAATATACAATGACGGAACAAATCAAGGACTTGGCAACTTTAGCAATGGTCTTGGTCCAGTGGTTCTCAATAATTTTGTGCCCACTGGCTCGGTATGCAGTCAAGTTATTCCGTTGTTTGTTACAGATTTGGGAACAGATGTTCGTAATGATGCTGCCGCACAAATTGAATTGTATCGCAATTTTGGCCTGGGTTATAATAACCTGACCAAGACCTGGTATTTAATTACTTCAAACAATCTTGCAATTGACGCCACCTGGAGTCAAGCATACGCAGGCAACACATCCGGCACAAACTTAGACGCCAGTTGGTTCTTGCAATTTGTAACTGATGGCGAATCATATACAGTTACAAGTCGTGCGCTGAACTATTACTTTGGATCAGTTCTACAAACACGCTTTTTCTTCTACGGTGACGAACAAATTTATGATAGTCGCACAGGAACTACTATTCGCGACTTTGTCAAAGTATTAAAAACAAACAGCAAGCCAGATTCAAACTTGCCACTGGAAAGCGATATTTCAATGCGTATCATTGACCAGCCAGTTCAACCAGACGGCTATGTTGATGACTATCAAGTGTTGGTTTCATGGCAAGACAACGACGCTGACGGCGTGCCAGATGATCCAGACTTTTTCAACACCATTGTTGCACCCAATGTAAATCCCACAACTAAAAATGTGTTCTTTCAACAAATTGTTGACTTTGACAATCTAGAACGTTATGTGTTGGTAGAGCCTGGAGTTATAAATTCTCAGTATGCCACACTAGATGACATTGAAGTGGTAAAGGCACAGTACATAGTCGGACAGGTGTTTTATGCATATGGTGTTTACAATACCACAACACTGGTGTACACAACACCACCGGCATTTTACATCTTGTCATTGACTGCCACCGGCACTACTGAACTGGTGACCACAACTGATTACATAACTCGCATTGGCCGCCAAGACTTGTTTTTCCAATACAGACACAACAGTTCATTGACCAATCGCATTGATCCAGGATCAACCAACATCATTGATGTCTACGTGGTCACACAGGCATACTACACTGCATATAGAAATTACATTGTAGACTCAACGGGAACAGTTCCAGAGCCAGAACCACCATCTCTGGACACACTGACCACCGAGTATGCAGGACTACAAGACTACAAAATGATTTCTGACAATATGATCATTAACTCAGTTGACTTTAAGCCGTTGTTTGGCATCAAGGCAGCACCAGAGTTACGTGCAACTATCAAAGTTATTCGTGCCAGTGGATCCACTGCATCAGTCAGCGAAATAAAGAGTTTGGTAGTGTCCTTCATCAATAGTTATTTTGCAATTGAAAATTGGAATTTTGGTGATACGTTCTATTTCTCAGAACTATCTGGATACCTGCACCAGAACATTGGCGATGTAGTGAGTTCTGTTGTGTTAGTTCCAATAAGTCCGCAAAAGAGTTTTGGCGACTTGTATGAAATACGGTCAGCACCAAATCAGATTTTTGTTAACGCAGCCACAGTGGCAGACATTCAAGTAATTGAAGCACTGACCAGCACAAATCTTAAAACTGCCCCTGGCAGCGGAGTAATTTAATGGCAAAAGTGAGAACAGTAGATTTTCTACCAGAGATATTTCAGACATCTACCAACAAGCAATTTTTGGCTGCTACCCTGGACCAATTGGTTCAAGAGCCGCAGTTTAAAAAGACACAGGGATATGTTGGACGTCGCGTAGGGCCAGGCGTAAATGCCGACGACAAATATGTTGTTGAACCTACTCGATCTCGCACAGATTATCAATTAGAACCGGGTGTTGTATTCAGAAAAACTGATTCCACAGTGATCAAGGACGCAGTCACGTATCCCGGCATCACTGATGCTCTAGGCACACAAGGTGCGTTTGTTGATCAAAGCGAAAGACTCTACACCAGCGAATACTATACCTGGGATCCGCAGATTAACTGGGACAAGTTTGTAAACTACAGCCAATACTATTGGTTACCTGATGGTCCGTTGTCAGTTGATGTAGGTGGCACAGCAGTTCCGCTCACTGCAGACTACACTGTCACAAGAGAAAATGGCGTATACACATTTTCAAACTATACCGGCAGCAATCCTACAATTACATTATTGCGCAACGGCAACTACACATTCACTGTGGCACAGAATGCAACAGAAACTGTAAACTATCGTGTCACGGCAGCCACAACATCAGCATACATTATTGATTACTTGCCAAATCCACCACTGACACTTGTGCGTGGAAACACCTATGTGTTCAATTTAAATCTTGGTGTAGTATCGCCATTCTGGATTAAAACCTCTCCGTCACAGGGCCGTATTGATCAATACAACACTGGTGTAAGTCGCAACGGTGCAAACACCGGCAACATTACATTTACTGTGCCACAAGACGCACCTGACACCTTGTACTACGCAAGTGAAACACAGTTTAACATGCAAGGCGTGTTGACAATTGTTGACGGAACTCCGGGCACAGGTCCGGGTTTTTGGATTCAGGCAGAACCAGGGGTCGAAGGTGTACTGCCTTATGCACCTAACATTTCTAGTAGAGATGTGCTGGGCGTAACCAACAACGGTGAAGATCTTGGAGTAGTGACATTCAATGTTCCTGAGTCTACTGCACAGAGTTTTTACTATGGGTTGACCAGCATTGGCTCTGTCGACCTGGCCACAAATTTATTATTTGATCAAATTAACAATGTTTTCTTATCTGAATTTTTTGCAGCCAACCCAACGGGCATTGATGGTACTACAAATTTAAATGGTCGAACATTGGTATTTCTCAACACAACTACGGGCGATGATGGATGGGAAGTTGTCAGTCCATTTGATCCATTGCCTGCATCTGGAATTGGAACCGGTAGCTATGACAGCACAGCATTTGCACAGGCAATTCCACTTACTCAGCCTGACCGTTACAGTGTATGGCAAATAACATACGTAACATCATCTGGTGGCCAGCAGTACATTCAATTAAATCCAGTATTGCCAGTGGCTGAGTTGGAAAAGTTTACTATTGCCTTTGGTAATCAGTATTCAAATACTGGTTGGTATAAAGATGCATCTGGGTACTTTGAAGAAATTCCGTTGTTGACAGCAATCAAAGATACATTGTATTATCAAGACGGAACAGACCCTGGAATTTTTGGGCAAATTCGGTTGCTTGATCAAACCAACGCAACCACAACATATATCAACGATATTATTGGAAAGCCCAACTATACCAGTTCAAATGGTGTGGTGTTTACTAATGGACTCAAAGTTCAATTTCGTGGCAGCACAATACCAGCCGAATACGAAAACCAAGAATACTATGTTGAAGGTGTAGGCACAGCAATTAAATTACTACCTGTTGGTGATTTTATCACTCCAGAGCCATATACTCAAAATGCACTTATTCCGTTTGATAGTTTAAGATACGATGAGGGAAACTATGATGCTTCTTTGAATGCGCCACTAATTCCAGAGTATCTTACAATTGGTCGTGCTAGTCCTGATTTAAATCCCTGGACACGTAGTAATCGTTGGTTCCACATTGATGTTATCAATGCATCTGCCACTTATAACAACACAACACCAATTTTAAGCAACTCTCAAAGTGCTAAACGTCCTATTATAGAATTTAATGCAGGAACACGCCTGTACGATTTTGGAACCCAAGGAAAACTGCCGGTTAATATTGTTGACTTTACTATCACAGATGCGCTGAGCACCATTAACGGATCACTGGGCTACGGCATTGACGGATACGAATTTGTCAACGGTACCCGTGTTATTTTTGCAGCTGATACTGACTCTGAAGTTAGAAATAAAATTTACGTTGTAAATTTCATTACGCCTGACACTGTGCCGCCATTGATTGCACAACCTATTATTGATCTAGTTCCTGCTGACGACTCCACAGTACTGGTTGATCAAACCGTAGTCACACTTAGCGGATTAACAACACAAGGAACAAGTTATTATTACGATGGTATCACTTGGTTAAGAGCACAACAAAAGACAGCTACAAATCAAGCGCCATTGTTTAACGTGTATGATTCTGCTGGAATTAGTTTCAGTGACCGTGCCAAGTACCCTAGCTCTACATTTGCTGGCAGTAAGTTGTTCAGTTATGCCACTGGACAGGGCGCCGTGGATACTGTGCTGGGATTGCCACTGCGTTACCTAAGTATAAACAACATTGGTGACATTGTATTTGATAATAATTTTTATACAGACCAATTTACCTATGCCATACAAAATACTGCGCAGACTATTAATATAAGTGACGGGTACTCGTATCAATATGTTGATCGAGTTATATATGAACGCGAACTTGGCTGGCAAGTGGCAGCAACTCCAAGTTTAATTCGTCAACAATTTCAGTTTGCGTACGACGGATCCCCATTACGATTCAATATCAATATACCTGAGAATACCGTTGTTCCTGCAATACAACTGTATGTGGCCAACAAATATATCTTGCCTGCAGAATATACAGTAACAAGAACGGCTGCTACAACCACAATCATATTGAACAATATCTATACGCCAGGATCAATCATTGAGGTTCAAGTCTTAAGCAATGATCTAAGCGACAATGGATTTTATCAAGTGCCAATTAATTTGGCAAACAATCCCTTCAACGTTAACAGTCCTTACTTTACGCTGGGAACCATAAGAACACATTACGAAAGTATTGCTAGAAATCTAATTGACTTTACCGGTGACATTAACGGTCCAAACAACACACGCGACCTGGGCAACATTGGTCGTTACGGTACAACCATACTGGAACAGAGTGCGCCATTGACCCTGGCTGGCTTCTTTATGAGAAGCAGTGAATACAATATCTTTAAGTCGTTGGAGTTCAACGATAGAGAGTATACCAAGTTTAAAAATAGACTGTTAGAAAATGCCATTCGCAACGAATGGGGTAATTTAACAACAAGCGAAATTCTTGATTCTGTGGTTACTGATTTAAATATTGGTAAAACTAACATAAACAGTTTCTATTACAGCGATATGTTGCCCAGTGGCAATGTTTATACAGACACTGTTTACACAGTGACACCGATCACAGTTGGCATATTTGACACACTACAAACACACTCGTTTACTTCTGCAAACTTCTTAGGCTTATTGGTATACCTAAACGATACACTGCTGACACTAAACTATGACTACACAGTGGCCACAGATGGCCCAACACTTACTGTTACTGTTCCACTCACAGTTGGCGATGTGGTCACCATTCGTGAATATGCAGACACCGCAGGAAATTATGTTCCCAATACTCCTACCAAGATGGGCCTGTATCAGGCATTTAAACCTGAAGTGTTCTTGGATGAAAACTATGTAAACCCAACTGTTGTTATCCGTGGCCATGATGGCAGTATTACCACAGCATTTGGTGACATGCGCGATGATATCTTATTGGAGTTTGAACGTAGAATTTTCAACAACTTAAAGACTGAAGGCAATCCAGTACCAATACCACCTGAAGAAGTGATTCCTGGTTATTTCCGCACAACAGATTATACTCAGGCCGAGATTACAACTATTCTAGGTGAAAGTTTCTTGACCTGGGTAGGGCAAAACAAACTGGATTACAAAACACAGCAGTACATTGCCAACAATCCGTTTACCTACAATTATAGCCAAGCCGGCGATAAAGAAAAAGATTTGCCGTTGCTGGGAGCCTGGCGCGGCATCAGTAGATATTTCTATGATACACTAAGTCCCAACTACACTCCGTGGGAAATGCTGGGCTTTAGCCAACAGCCCGCATGGTGGGAAACACGCTATGGTCCTGCGCCATACACACAGGATAACTTGGTGTTATGGGACGACATACAAGCTGGTATCGTTGCTGATCCAGACGGATATTATATTAAACCTGACTTCGTAAGACCAAACTTATCAACCTACTTCATACCCACCGGCACAGAAGGCCAACTACTGTCTCCATTGGACAGTGTGGTTGGGCAGTATGATCCTAATGCATTCCGCAAGAGCTGGGTAGTCGGCGATGGCGGCCCTGTAGAGGCTGCATGGTGGACCTCCAGTAGTTACCCATTTGCTGTGATGCGCCTGTTGGCACTAACACGCCCGGCAAAATTCTTTAGTTTGTTTGCGGACCGAGACCTTTACAAGTACAGCACAGAATTTGAACAGTATCTGTACAATGGGCGATATCGCTTAGATGCCAATGGCGTTGAGGTGTATGGTGGCAACGTTGATATATCAACAGGTGTTGTTACTCCTGTTAGCAAGGCCAGTTACATCAACTGGATTGTTGATTACAATCAACAGCTGGGTATTAACTCAACACAGGCATTGGAAGAAGCACTGGCAAATCTTGACGTGCGACTGTGCTGGAGAACTGGAAGTTTCACAGATAAAGAATATCTTAAAATATACACAGAACGTTCTAGCCCTAACAGTTTGAATTCAAGTTTGCTGTTGCCCGACGAAAGTTACGACTTGATGTTGTACAAAAACTCACCGTTTGCCAGTGTGGCATACAGTGCAGTGATCGTTCAACTGACCGATGCAGGATATGCAGTATTTGGCTACAGCACAACTGATCCTTACTTTGACATTTATGCAAGCCGCACCAGCGGCGAGTTACAAACTATCAGCGCCGGCGGCAGTACAGTGCGTGTTCCACGACAATACACAAACGATATTGTGCAAGTTCCATACGGATTTGTGTTTACCAACCAATCAAGTGTGGTTGATTTCTTGTTGAGTTATGGACAATACTTGACCACGCAAGGTCTAGTGTTTGACACACGAGAAAACGGTTACACACTTGACTGGAAACAAATGGCCAGTGAGTTTCTTTATTGGGCAAACCAAGGCTGGGCTGTTGACAGTTTAATTAATTTAAATCCGGCAGCACTGCAATTGACTGCAGAAAGACCCGGAGCAGTGGTTGACAGCATCAGTGTTCAAAATCCAGAAAACATGTTGTTGGATCAAAACCGTACACCGTTTGATGCTAGAAATTTGGTAATTGAACGATTGGAAAACAGATTCACAATAAATGGCACAAACAACCAGGCAATTTCTTATGTTAAATTACAATTTGTTAGCTATGAAGACATTGTAATACTCAACAACGTTAGTATTTTTGCAGACTTAATTTATAATCCCCCAACCGGCGCACGACAGACTCGTGTTTATATTAGTGCTATCACAACCACTGAGTGGAACGGAACATTAAATGCACAGGGCTTTGTGCTCAACCGAGACAATGTCAAAGAGTGGGCTCCGAATATCAAGTATGCTAAGGGCGAAATTGTTCTGTACAAAAACCTCTATTGGTCTGCACAAGATATTATTCAACCCAAGCGAGAATTTGCCTATTCTGACTGGGTCAAGAGCGATTATACCAAGATACAAAAAGGCCTTTTGCCCAACATCGCAAACAAAGCAGATCAGTTAGAGAACAGTTATAACACACAAACTGCAAACCTAGAAGCTGACAACGATCTACTGAGCTTTGGATTAATTGGATTCCAACCAAGAGACTATATGGTTGCATTGAATCTTGACGATACCAGTCAAGTCAACTTGTATCAACAATTCATTGGCACCAAAGGAACAATATTAAGTGCAGAAATATTCACCGGTGCTAATCTTGCCAAAGAAATTGCTGACTATCAAATTTACGAAAACTGGGCTGTACTACGCGGCACATATGGAGCAAACGCAAATCGCAGCTATGTTGAGTTGAGATTAAACGAAGCACTGTTACAAAGTGACCCAGCCACTGTGCAGATAATTGAGCCAGGCGAATCAAGTTTGGCAAATCAAACTGTGCTGTTAAATGACGTATGGCGCGAAAGTTATAAATTAACTTCTCCAGACTTTTTAACAACTACCACAACTCAGATCACTGACACAGCATTGCCAAGCGCAGGCTATGTCAACATCAACGACGTTGATATAACAGTATTCTCCTTGGATGATCCAAGCACTATTGCCGCAAACTTAGACACCATCGGTAACGGCACTAAAATATGGGTGGCCAAAACCAACAGCTACGATTGGAATATATATCGTGCTACTCAAGTGCCAGGTAGAATTACTCGTGTGACCGACAACCTTGATGGCACTAGTTTAGTAGCATTTACTCAAGTACATAAATTATCTCTAGGCGATATCCTAATTGTTCGATTCTTCAACGACGCCTTTAACGGCGTATATCGAGTACTGACTACCCCTACCCCAACCACGCTCACTGTGGCCTACACATTCCCAAATGGCAATCAAACTACCATAACTGGATCAGGGATAGGATTTTATCTTGACACCATGCGTGTCGCCCAGGCCAGTGACATTGGCACATTGTCCTTTGCCAACGACTTGATTCCAGGTGCAATGGCCTGGGTTGATAACAACGGTTCTGGACTATGGGAAGTACTTGAAAAACAAAATGTTTTTGCCGCCGGCTATGCACTTGAGCCAAGCAATCTAGTGCTTGACAGTGGGTATGGCACAAGTATTGCCCAAGCATACGAAAATATTGCAGCATTGGTTGGCGCACCATTGTACGATGGTGGTGTTGGTGCAATTTACCCATACCTGCGTGGCCAGGGTAATTTATATGAAGCAAGTCCATTAATGCAACTAGGAACTGCTGACACAGTGGGATATGGCAGTGCATTGGCAATTGGTTACCAAGACTGGGCCATTGTGGGTGCCCCTCAAAGTTATAGTGGCGTCGGTTATGTAGCGATACTCTACCGAGCACCTGCAAGTAATACATTCTTGCAAACGCAACTGTTGATTGCACCTGATTACCTAGCAAGTGCCGGCAGTTTTGGTTCGTCAGTGGCCATCAGCCGAGATGAACGTTGGGCGTATGTTGGCGCTCCTGCACAAGATGCAGTGTATGCATATGGTCGCGTTGATTTAGAAATTCAAGAAGTAACGTATATCGGCGATAGCGTTACTACATCATTTAATTACAGCAATAATTTAGTGTTTGATCTAGCACACCCAGCACAGATCACTGTATTGCTTAATAACTCTATACAGCAGTACGGAGTTGACTACGATCTAAGCGCGACCTCGGTAATATTTAACACTGCTCCGCTTCAAGATTTACCAATTGTGATAACACGAAATATGTTATCACAATTGGATGCCGAAACATATTATAATGTTGAACAAGACTCAACAGACGGTTCCGGTATACTTGCAACATTTACAGTTGAGAGAGTTCGCGGAGACTATGAAGTTACAATTACCGGTCCAGGCGTATTCTACCAAATTGGAGACACACTTACCATTGACGCGGCCACCATTGGCGGAGGCACGTCGCCTGCAAATGATTTAGTCATTACTATAACTGCTATTGAAGGCAGCGGAGCAATCACTGGATTTACATATTCTGGTTCAGGCGTTTCAAACACATCTGTATTTGATTTAAGTACAACGCTGTACACTGCTACAAATCTTAATTCTTTCAGTGTTCGTGTCAACGGCGTACTACAACGTCCTTATATTGATTATACATTTGCAGGAACTACATTAACTTTTGTTACATTACCAGCGGCTGGCACCAAAATTGAGGTTGAAACTGGTTCATATTTTGCATACGTTGAAACTATGACTGGTCCGGCAGGTTCTGGATTTGGAACAAGTGTAGCAACAGCAACAGATGGACAGCAAATAGTAATTGGTGCGCCAACAGATGTAAACAATGCGTTGATCAATGGCAGCACATATGTGTACGATCGCAGTGTCGCAAGATATCAAGTTGGTGTTGGTGAAACAGCAGTGACAACTTTCGCACTGCCCGCTGGGTTCAACACTCCAGTATCTGTGACGCTCAATAATGCGTTCTTAACTGATGCTGATCAAATCTTGGGCGGACAATTTACAGTGTCTGGCAGTGATGTAATATTAGAAGATAATGTAACATTGGCAGTGGGCGACATAATTGAAGTTGAAAGCAATATTTTCCAGTTGGTGCAGAAGATTACAATTAACAAGCCATTTGATCAAGCAAGTTTTGGCAGTTCGGTTGACCTGTGCTCAAATAATTGCAGTATCTATGTTGGTGCACCAACTGATGGCACAGTGTTACCAGGTGCTGGCAGTGTACAACGCAGTGTAAATCAATCTCGTGTGTACGGAGTAATATCATCTCTAATTCCAAATCCTGTGTTGACAGGTGGCGATACACTGCGTATTGACAACTATGAAATCGTAATTCCCAACAGCCCCAACAACACTGTAGCCGGGGTTGTTGACGCCATTAACACTGCCAACGAAGGTGTTGGCATTCCCAATGTACGAGCTTCTGCTCCGGGCGATTTATTCTTTGTAGGCGACGGGGTTGTAAAAACATATGACATTGGTGTAACTTACTCACAATACACCACTTACAATCCGTTGGTATATGTTGACACTGTAGTGCAAATTCTCAATGTTGACTATACGTACAACAACAGCACTGGTATTATTAGTTTTATTACTGCTCCTGCTGAACAATCTAGCATACGTGTGGTGCAAGGAATATTGACACTGAATGTTATAAATTTAGCGGCTGTGTTATCAAACACACGTTTGACTGTGTTGCCTGGTGTAGTTGGCACAGCGTTTGCTGACTTTGGATTTGTAGATTATGTTTACACACAGACCATAACAAGTCCTGCACCCACCATTGATGCATATTTTGGCGATGAAGTGGTCATTGACACAACCGCAACAACCCTAGTAGTTGGTGCGCCAAGAGGCAACTTGTACCAACCAGTTACATTTGACAACAACACAACTTATTTTGACGACCGCAGTACAGTGTTCTCAACAGTGGTTGTGCAAAGTGGTGTAACATACACATTTGATTATCTACCAAGCGCAACTGACTCTGCCACCAACCCGGGCCAGTTTGTATTTGGCCAGCAAATGTACGACGACAGCATTATTGAACTAGACCAGTACGGCACTGCTATCAGTTATGTAACAGGCAGATTGTTGATTGGATCACCTGGAAGTGATTTTGGAGACAGTAGCAATGCCAACTATGGCCGTGTTAGTGTGTTTGAAAATGCCGACAGAACCCCTGCCTGGACAGTGAAACACATACAACAACCAGTGGTTGATATTGCGTTGTTAAATTCTGTTTATCTGTATGACAAGCTAGAATCTACTATTACGTCGTATTTGGATTTTATTGATCCGTTGCAAGGCAAAATTCTTGGTGTTGCAAGAGAAAACATTGATTACATTGGCGCAGTGGATCCTGCCAATTACAACATTGGACCTATTCGCAACGTTGGCAATCCCTGGGCCGCTGCAAGAATTGGAGAAATTTGGTGGGACACTAATTCAGTGCGCTTTATTGATCCCAACCAAGATGATATTGTGTATGCAAGTCGCCGATGGAGTCAAATATTCCCTGGCAGTAGCGTGGACATTTATCAATGGATTGAAAGTGATGTAACGCCTGCCAACTACGCAGGACCAGGTACTCCACTGAGTGTGTTAAGTTACACAGCCCGCTCTGAACTCAACACTGATAATATTTTTGCAACTCGTTATTATTTCTGGGTGCGTAATATCTCCACAGTGGTGACCACAGCAAACAAAAAGTTAAGCATAAATGCCATTGCCAATTACATAGCAAATCCACGTGCCAGTGGAATCGCCTACCTGGCACCGCTGAATGCAAGCACTGTTGCAATTTATAATGTGATTGGTTTAATCAGTGCCCAAGATACAATTTTGCACGTTGAGTATGATCGTATCAAGAACGATGACAATGTACACCAAGAATATGAGTTGATTGCAGATGGTGTTGCTGACAGTTTCTTAAGTGCTAGCCTTTATTTAAAATTACAAGATAGTTTGAGTGGCATCAACGCCATTGGTTCACAGGTGCCTGATCCCAGTTTAAGTCCTGCAGAACGTTACGGTGTTGAGTTTAGACCTCGACAAAGCATGTTTGTTGATCGATTTGCAGCATTGAAAAATTATTTTGGATATGCCAATCGAATACTGGCAAATTATCCAATATCTGAAACAAAAAGTTTCACACTGCTGAACAGCAAAGACCCTGAGCCAACTACAATTCAGGTCTACTATGCTGGAACATTCAACACAGGTAACAC